AAGGGAATATGGTGGGGGATTACTTTGAGTCTATTAGTTCTTTTATTCTTTTATTAACTGGATCTACTAGATGTCTTATATGTCTATCTAGATATTATAGTAATTTGTGGTGGGTGGCGCGCCTCTATTCGAAGACTCTAATGTAGTCTATTGCCATTTGTTGTGGCAGTTGTGTTTGTCCATTTGGGCTGCCTGGCCAGTTGCCTCCTACTGCTATGTTTATAATAAAGAAATGTGGCAATTGGAATGCTGGAATTTGGCTTATATCTTGTTGGTGATATTGTTGATTGTCTATATACCAACGAATTTGTTGTTGGTCCCAAACTATTGAAAATACGTGAAATTCTTGATGTAATGGAGTTGGCCATGTTTTATTACCTCCATAACTGGCATAGCCATTATCATACCAATGTAGAGTACCAAAAACTTGTCTGTCTCCTAGTTGTCCTCCTATCATTTCCATTACGTCTATTTCTCCACAATAGGGCCAACCTACTTGTCTAAAATTTTGACCTAACATCCAAAAGGCTGGCCATATACCTTGACTATATGGTAGCTTGATTCTTGCATCTATTCTACCATACTGAAATTGTTGTTTGTTTTCTGTTATTATACGTGATGATGTATATTGTCTTCCTCCGTAGTTTTCTTGTTTTGCTGTGATTATTAAATAACCATTATCTAGTCTTGTATTTTCTTCTCTATAATATTGTAATTCATTGTTGCCCCACCCATTGCTGCCTGTGCCTATCTCGAATGTCCAGTCATCACCAATCACAGAATCATTAAATTCATCACTCCACACATTTTGTAAGCCAGGATAGGCTTGTGGTGATTGATAGCCAATGTCTACTATTTGACCAAAACTTAAATTTACGCTGTCAAGTTGTTCAATATATGAAGTTGCATTTAAATGTGCTCTAACCCGAATCTTTTGCCAACCTGTATCGCTATAAGTATACATAGCAAATCCATCAACTGATTGCACTGTAGTCTCTTCATTGTTTTCAAAAAATGTTGTTGTAAAATAGTTTTCATTAGTGGCTGAGGCCTCAACCGTTACAAGCCTACTATTTTGTTCATTTTGAATTGTAAAGTTTAAATTGGTTGGTGGATTTAAGTAATAACAGGAGCCATTATCCTTTTTTGCGTTAGAATTATAATTTGCTGCATTTGGATCAGTGCAACCTTTTTCACAACTATTTAAAAATAATACGAGGCATATTAATATTAATCTAATCATTAATATATTTAACCCTATTTTTCTAATAGTCTTTAATAAATGTGAGAATGTCTTCTATAAACATTTCTTGGCCTTCTTCGAAGATCTTTACATGTTTCATTATTCTAATTCTTGATATTACTTATCTCTTTTCTTTTTATTAGGCCAATAGCCCTTTCCATACCACGTGCAAATTTCTTCATGGGCTTTAATATCTCTTTGAGCTATAAAATCAAAATGAAATGGAATATCTTTTGAATCAAACCACATTGCATTATGATCATCTGCATGATTATAAATACAACCAAAGCCTAGTGGTAATACATGTACGCTACCATTTTTTAAACTAATACCCTTAGGATAGTTAAAAACATAATCCATTAACTCCTTTCCAACAGGGTGGGGATTAGGACTACCCGTTTTAATACAATAACATCTTTCTATTAACTCTCCCTTAGCTATAGGTTTGTCAGTGAAAACTCCATAGCCTTTCTCATCACTCCATTTTATATATAAATTATTTGGTACTTTTATCATTTTTCTTTTTAAGTGTTTTATTTATTGTTTACCAAACATCAAACTCTACTTCTAGAACTATATTGCCATCTTGGTCTCTGTATTCAACGTTGCCTATATTGTAACCAAGATCTAATATGATTCTATTTGATTTTTTAGCTTCTTCTGCATCTTCCTCTATTCCATTCATATCCCAAAAGGTGGCTATAAATGATTCTAAGATGTCTTCTTCTAATGTGCCTGTTGATTCTACATGGTGAAAACCCATGTCCTTTGTATTAAGAAATTTAAAATATGCTTTACTCATTATTTGGTGTTAGTTAACCCTGTCTTTGTTTATATCTAGGGTTAGATTTATTAATTATAAATAGTCTGCCTTTACGCCTTACTAGTTTATCTTCTGGGTGGCGTTTCTTAACTGATGCTCTTGTTTTCATATGGCTAACACATGATGTTCTCCGTCTTTGTTGATAATAACCTTTTCACGATCATATGATGGGCCGCCGATACACCAAACTTCTGTGCCTTGTAGTTCAAAGTTCCAGTGTGTATCTAAGAACTGTAATACCTTTTCTTTTTGTTTACCTTTTATCTTAGACTTAAACTTGAGTTCATCAAATTTTCTGAGGGCTCTCTTCTTAGCAAGTTTATCTTGTAAGTTCTCTGCTGTAAATTGTTCATATGTTTTCATAGTTTTAAGTGTTTCATTTGTAATTTTTCCAATTCTTTTCTGCTTCTAGCGCCTCTAGTTCAAATGGATGGTTTGAGTATTTATAGCCATCATTATATAGTTTTTTAAATTCCTTTTGATCTTGAATAGTATGTGTATGTTCATGTAATAAAGATCTGATAATTTGTTCAGATGTATTAGTCACTTCTGAGTAAATATAAATTATGTCTTCATCTGGATCATATTGTGCATTTGGATTACCTTGTTCTAGTTTTAAGTCATCAACTGCAACCGCGCCTAATCTATCCCATATGTTTTCATATACCTCAACTGGCTTTACTTCTCCTCCAAGGTCTTTAACTATCTGTGGATAAACCCTTTTAATAATTTTTTCTATCTTTGACTGAGATAAGGCTTCATTAATAAATTCTTCATATGTTTTCATATATTATTTATCTAACGTTGATATAAAAAAATGTTATTTTTTGTTTTATTTAATTCTGCAATTTTTGCTAATATTGGTACAGAATGAGGATATGGGTTATTAAATCTATACCAATGATAAACATAAACACTATCTATAATCGCTAATGGTATATTCTTAGCGTTTAACCTATGTCTTAAATCATTATCAACACCTAAAAACTTACCTTCTAAAAACCCACCTATCTTTTTCCAAGTTTTTTTAGATATTAAAATAAAAACTCCACTAAATCCCCTTTGTAAAGTGTTTTCAGTCACCATAAATATACTGTCCTTATACCTTTCTTTTATTTCATTCCCTACTTTTCTTTGATATTCAATGTCATTATTATAAGTATCTATACCTCCTACTAATTGATACATGTTTGCAACTCTGTTAGTTCTACATCCAAATGCTCCAATTTCTGGATTCTTAGCTATAGCATCTTCTAATTGAGTATACCATAAAGGCGTTGTGAAACATGCGTCATGGTCTAAAAAACATGCCCAATCATCTTCCCCTATTAATTTCATAAAATTATTATATGCCCATCCTAGATTCATTGGATGTTCTTTATCAGCGTATGGTATATAGGTGTGTATCATATCATTTATCTATAAAATCAGCAACCTTTATCCAATAGTTATATTTATTATTATCTGGACTTTGTTGCTGTATGTGTTTTAACGCTACCTTTGCACAATCAGTAGTAACACTTAATGGTATCATCATACCTTCTCCGCACTTGTGCATTTCTTTTAATATTTCTTGGGCCTTTTCCTTTGGTTCTTTCATTAACTTATTTCTCCTTTTTCTTCTACTAACTCTATTGCGTCTTCATCTTCTTTTTTCATTTGACAGGTAGCGCAACATCCATCTGCCCCATGTGTAATTTGTAAAGGCTGAAACATTGCTACAAGCATAGCCATTATTAAGCCCATAAAATTTGCTATTCTTTTCATAATTTATTACTATAATGTGTATATAATCCCCACATACAGTAACCTAAAACTACAAATAATAATATTTCTGGCATTATTGCCGTTGTTATTATACCCGCAATAATGAGTACTATCCACATTAAGGCTATTTCTTCTCTATTTTTCATATTCTAAAATTTGACTTGTTTTCATATTTACCCAATCCTCGTCCTTTTCAGGATTTCTAACATGCAGTAATTCATGAACTATTGATTCTTCACAAAGGTCTATGTCATGGTAAATAGTGCCCTCCTTTTTATCAAAGTCTCTTTCAATAGCAACAAAGTAAGTTTCACCACTATATTCTATTTGTTCTGGTAAGATTCTTTCTGTTTTTATTTGCCAATCGCCGATTCCAAATCTTAATTGCCACTTTTTTATTAGGAGTTCCATCTATAATTATATGATGGAATGTAGATTTGTTTAATCTTCTATACAATCATTCATGCGTAAAATCAATTGATCTCGCATCCAATTAATTTCTTTTAAGGCCTTTTCAGAGAGGCCATTTCTACTCATTAAGGTATTTTCTAATTTATCAAGCTCTTTCTTATTGTGTCGATAAATATGTGACATACCTTTTTTTACATTTCCGAATTTAACTTGCCTATGCATTTTTTATTTTATTAATTTACCATAGCCACTCTTTATTAAAGATTCTGCTAATTTATTTTTTTGTTCTTCGTCTATCCAACCATTATCATATGCTATCTTTTCAATACATGCCACACCTACTCCTTGTCTATCTTCAATAGTTTGTACAAAATTACTGGCTTGCATTAAAGATTCAAAAGTACCAGTGTCTAACCAAGCTACTCCAGTACCAAGAGTCTTAACATTCAATTTACCCATTTCTAAATAAGCTTTATTAACATCTGTTATTTCATACTCTCCTCTCGCACTTGGCCTTAATGTCTTTGCAATTTCAATAACACTGTTATCGTAAAAATACAAACCTGGAACTGCATAGTTAGATTTTGGCTCTTCTGGCTTTTCTTCTATTGAAAGCACCTTTCCAGTCTCATCAAAGTCTACAACGCCATATCTCTCTGGATCACTGACTCTATATGCAAATACATATCCTCCTTCTGGATCCTTAGACTCTGCAAGAATCTTATTAATTTCACCGCCATAAAAGATATTATCACCTAAGATTAATGCAACTTTATCATTGCCTATAAATTCTGCACCGATCACAAACGCCTGCGCTAATCCATTTGGAATTTCTTGAATTTCATAACTAAACTCACAACCAAATTGACTACCATCTCCAAATAGGTTTTTAAATAAATGGCTATCATGTGGAGTTGTTATAAATAATACCTCTCTAATACCTGCACTCATTAATGTAGCTAATGGATAATAAATCATCGGCTTATTATAAACTGGCATAAGTTGTTTACTGACTGCCAAGGTTAGAGGGTGAAGTCTTGTACCGCTACCACCTGCTAAAATAATTCCTTTCATCTAATTGTATTGTTTTTTATAATAATTAACATAGTCTCCAGATGTGACGCTATCTAACCATTCAGTATTTTCTAAATACCAATCAACTGTTTTTTCAAGTCCTTCTTCAAATTGAATAGAAGGTACCCAACCTAAATCTACTTCTAATTTACTTGCATCTATTGCATATCTTAAATCGTGACCTGCTCTATCTTTTACAAATTTAATTAATTTTTTAGAAGTCCTCTCACCATTACCTAATTTCTTATCCATTATATCACATAAACTATGCACTAAATCTATATTAGTCCATTCATTATGTCCTCCAATATTATAAGTTTCTCCAATTGCACCTTTATGATAAATTAAATCTATAGCAGCAGCATGATCTTCAACCCATAACCAATCTCTAATGTTTTCACCTTTACCATAAACTGGTAAATCTTTTCCATTCTTAATATTATTAATCATTAATGGCAATAATTTTTCAGGAAATTGATAGCTGCCATAATTATTACTACAGTTTGAAATTTTAATAGGTAAATCAAATGTATGATAATATGCTCTAACAATATGGTCTGAGCTTGCCTTTGATGCAGAGTATGGACTTCTTGGATCATATGTAGTTTCTTCAGTAAACATTCCAACATCTCCTAAACTTCCATAAACCTCATCGGTAGAAACGTGATAAAAAATTCTATCTTTTTTATCTTGCCAATTATTTTTACATTCATTTAATAGGTTTAATGTACCTATAACATTTGTCATTATAAATTCATTTGGATTTGTAATACTTCTATCAACATGTGATTCTGCTGCTAAATGAATTACTCCATCAAAATCATAAGTAGTAAATATTTCACTTAACGCGTCAGCATCTACGATATCTGCTTTAATAAATGTGTAATTAAGTTTATCTTCAACGTCCTTTAAGTTGTTTAAATTACCAGCATATGTTAATTTATCTAAGTTAACAATGTGATAGTTTGGATAGTTATTAATCATCCTTCTTACAAGATGGGATCCAATAAAACCAGCACCTCCTGTAATTAATATTGTTTTATTCATGGATTCCATCTAGAATTATTCTTTGCAAACCATTCTTTAAATGAATTCCAAGAACGTTTAAGATTTAATGCACGATCTAGGTCTTTTTCAAATACTCTATATTCGAAAAATGGATTATTTAAAGGAGCACATTCTTGCTTACCCTTCATTACTATACCTAAACCTTCGTCTGTATTAATAGTACAAACTGCTAAATCTGGCGTTGAAGTCCTAAGCCTATACATTGCTTTCCATGTAGTGCCATTCCATCCACTATTATGTTGATCTTCTATAACTCTTTCCCATTTATTGCTATATTGAAAAGGATTACAATCATGCATAACAATAACTCCTCCATCTGCTAAATGATTTAAAGAATTCATTACATCTCGCCAAACCTGATCTGCTAAATGTAAACCATCTATAAATATTAAATCCCATTTATGATCTTTTTTAAACTCTTTAAATTCTCCATCTTCTAATTTTTTAAAAAAAACATCAGACTCAAATTTATGTGTAGCTTGATTCCTAGTGTCTGTATTGTGCTGATAGTATTTTTCAATATCGTACCCTGGATCTACTGAGTTTTTTGTTTTTACCTTTATGTGATTATAGTTCATCGCAGGGTATTGTAACCCTATTTCTAAATAATTCTGCGCTTTTATTTTTTCTGCTAAAGAATTTAAAATTACAGTTCTGTGCATTCTCATCATACTACTTATATGTTTTTAAAAAGATTTGTTTTATTATATATTAAAATAAAAAGGGCCACTAAGGGGCCCTTTAATTCTGTTTTAATTATTTTACATTTCTGTAAGATTAAACTTATACTTTTTACCAGTATTTCTATTAATTAAAAATAAATCGTCGCTTCCTTCTTGAATTGACCAGTGACCTGAAGTTCCATCAACCTCATTTTGTCTACCTTCGTTATTTAAATTAATATCACCTACTAATAAATTAGGAGTTTTAATCTGATCTCCTTCAGCCTTAATCCAAGTGTCTCCAATGTACATTGAATTATCAGATAAGAAAAGGTGTCTGATTTTATATTCAGCACTTCCTAAATCATATTGTTCATTTGCGTCTGGTATAATAGATGCAGTCATTGTACCTCCCATGTCAGAAGAATCACCTTTATCTCCTTTTTGTCCTTGATTTGCAGCAGTACCATCAAGTCCAGCTTCTCCTTTTTCACCTTTAGCACCATCAAATCCTGTACCATCTTGTCCAGCTTGACCTGTTAAACCTGGGATACCCATTGCACCTTGATCTCCTTTATCTCCTTTAGCTCCATCAACTCCAATAACGCCAGCTTCGCCAGCTTCGCCTTTATCTCCTTTTTCACCTTGTATACCAGTTAAATTAATATTCCAATCAGTTGATTCTGAATCTGATGTACTTTGATAAAGGTTATCAAAAGACATTACACCAGTAGAACTATCATATGAAGTTACTCTTGCAATATCAAAACTATCCGGTCTTGCAACCATAGATATTAAAACATATTCACCTCCTTGATATGATAAGCCAGTATCTACTGTTACTGTACCTAAATCTGCAGTTGGACTTCTATCATCACCGAGAGAGTGTGGACCATCAAATGATGTCATATAACTAGCATCTTCACCTTTTTGACCTTGCAGACCTGTTAAATTAATATTCCAATCCGTGCTTTCTGAATCCGATGTACTTTGATAAAGGTTATCAAAAGACATTACACCAGTAGAACTATCATATGAAGTTACTCTTGCAATATCAAAACTATCTGGTCTTGCAACCATAGATATTAAAATATAATCACCACTTTGATATGATAAATCAGTATCTACTGTTACTGTACCTAAATCTGCAGTTGGACTTCTATCATCACCGAGAGAGTGTGGACCATCAAATGATGTTGCATAACCACCTGCTTCACCTTTATCACCTTTATCTCCTTTTTCTCCTAGCTTTCCAATTTGCCCAACGCTTCCTTGGTTAATTTGTCCATTAAATGATAAAAGATCAGCTGATCCTTCACCTATACCATCACTAGGGTCTGAATCAACAATTATATTTCCTGCAACACCTGTAATTCTAATTTCTAATTTAGGAGTTGGTGTTAGAGATTGAAAGTAATATCCATCTACACCATCTGTCCAACCTAATACAATAGCTGATTTTTGATTAACTTCTCCAAATTCAACATATATTCCATTTTCTAGTTTCCATATCATAAAATGACTTTCTTCTAAAGTCACTGAGATACCGCTTTGTTCTGCTGATTTATGTACACCAAAAGTTTGATCTGCGGGTGGATTATCATTAATAATAGTGACATCTTTTCCATATGCAAACCTATTTGGTTTGTTTAAAGGGTTTTGTAATTCCATAATAAAATTGTTTTTCTTTTATATATCAACTACCAATACCACAATCTACCGTTGTCTCCAGTAAATGCTAATATTTTCCAACTTAATTCCTTAGGTGTTAAGTTATTTTTCCAAAGCCAATATTGAATTAGTCTTTCACAGCTTCTATCAGTTTCTTTAGTGTTTTCTAAAACAAAATTCCAAAAGTCTACAAATTCTTCAAGTCTATTAATACCAAATGCAAAACAAAAGCTAGGAGTCCAATTCATTTCCCAAGGTTCTTGACCAGGTATCATTAAGTCTTTATAGGCCCAGTGTTCTTTATCTGGATTAGGAGCATTCCATATTTTTTTAAAATAAACATCACTTTTGTTTATTAAATTAGTTTTACAATTCTCAGTTAAATTATATCTGCCTGAGAGCTTTACTATATAATCGTATTTTTTTAATTTATCTTTATAATTTTTTAAAAATATAGAATATAACAATGCTTCACAGTATGACTTATTTTCATGAGTATTTAAAATAACTGTTTTTTGTGCATCTACCTCTGCAAGTCTTATACATTCTAGATCTTTAGCTTTCCATAAATGTTCATATTGAAATAATAATTCACCCGCAGCTTCAGTATCTAAAGATGCATCAACTATGTATACTTTAGCATTTGGATAAATTGCATAAATAGAATTAATAGCAAATGTTGTGTGTGAATATCTTTCTCTGTCTGAAAAATAACTTCGGTTTTTAGTATAATCAAATCTACCTGAATTTGGTATTAAAACTGAACCTATAATAAAAACTGGCTTCATTTTGTTTGTTTTTTCTTAAAATTTACCCTGTCTTTTTTAGTGATATAGCCTTTACTCTGTGAAATAAATTCAAAAGGAAGTTCTAAATGATCAATTTGCATCTTACTTTTTTGATGCCTTTTCCATATCCATTTCTTCATTGGTGCACTTCTTTTAAAGTCATTTATTCTTTCAATGTTTTCATGAAATTGTTCTTTGTATTTAACAAATTCAGTCTTAGCGTGTTTATCATTCCACCCTATTCTATCTTCGCTTAAAGATATATCATGGTTATTCCTCATCATAAAAACTACTAATGTTTTTTTATTTATAATTTTATGTAACTTATGAGATAATGCAGGCGCTTGAATTACCTTAGGTTTATTTTCAATAAAACTTAACATTTTTTCAAATCTTGCAATACCGTGTTTAAATTCATCAACATGTTCATATTCTAATTCAAAGGCTACTTCCTTTGCAACATATGTTGTTCCAGAACGTTGAGGCCCACTAACTATAATATAGTTATAATACTTGCAACAGTCTATAAAATGTTTCCAATTTTTAAGCTTAATCACTAATCTATTTTTGATAAATTAAATTTAAACTTTTCACCAGTATTTCTATTAATAAGAAATAAATCATTTGCACCTTCTTGAATTGACCAATGGCCTGATGTTCCATCAACTTCATTTTGCCTACCTTCGTTATTTAAATTAATATCACCAGTTGAAAGATTTTGAGTAAATATATCTTGAATTCTAAAGTTAACATTACCTAAATTGTATTGAACATCTGCAGTAGGTATTAAATTGCCATTATCGTCTTCAAGAAATGTTGAAGAAATACTTGGACCCGAAGGACCTTGTGGACCCGAAGGACCAGGTGTTGAAATTATAGAAGTACCAGCAGGATCAGCGTTTCCATTTTGAAAAAGGGTATTTTCATTATCGATGCCATCGCTTGGATCTCCATCTACTACAATACTACCGGTTAAACCAACAATTCTTAATTCTTGTGCAACTACAGGATTAATAGCTTCAAAAAATACTTTATCATAATTTGTTAACCAAGGAAGCGTTAAACTTCTTTGATCAGTTGTACTTTGTCCATAATCAATCCAATTGCCTTGGCTTAAATCATAAAACCAAATCTTGTATATTTTTCCAATAGTATGTGCTAAAAGGCCTGTTTGAAAACCTGATTTGTCTATACCCTGTGCAGGAGTTGTTGGCATATTGTCTCCTATGATATTAGTATCTTCATCGTATATAAATCTATTTACAGCATTTAAGGGCTTTTCTAATTCCATTTTAATTTTTTTTTTTTATAATTTAATTATATATTAGAATTTTGTTTAATAAATGAGACTGTAATATATCTACGACCTGAATAAATTGGCCTTGCACCATGTCTATGTGTAATTTGACCGGGATGAATTGTTGCAGTTCCTACTCTCTCTGGATTTGACAATAAACTATATTTAGGAAAGTAAGTTCCACCTCCATCAAACTCATCATTTAACTTTACAACAAGACTTAAATGGCTGTGATCATGGTGTAATGCTAAATGTGACTGTGCATCTGGTAAATACTTAACTAAAAAGTTTTCGTTATTTAATCTATCCCAACCTTTACCTTCAAGCTTCCAAATATGAATTGACATTGGTCTAATAATTTCATTTAAAACCTTGTCGTATATTTTATTCATGCCAATGTCTTGTAAAAGAACATCAGTTGTTGGATAGAATTTATGCCTTGCATGTGTCCAGTTGTTTAGTTCTTCTGTCATTGCAATAATTTCATCACAGAAGGTTTTAGTAAACAGGGGAAACTCGTACACTTCATCTCCAATGTGATCTACTATCAAATCCCATTCACCTCGTTGAATAATAGGATCTAAGTATCTTTGTTTCCATGTATCCCAATTAGAATCATCTAATATTTTATATTTTTTAAAAGGTTTACTATTTTCAGTTTGTGAAGTTTTTTTGTTTGAAGTTTGTGTAATATGTTCTCGTTTATGTGCATAAAAATTTAAAGTTGGCTTAAACAAGTCTGCTACATCTTTTCTAGGATGTTTAATATAAGTTGCTGGTAAAAACTCATCCACTGGCATTATATTATTTAAGAAGTCATATTTTAATATTTTTTCTAAGCCACTTCTTGTCAAACAATATGACTGCATATTGTAACTGTACCCTGTTTTAAGCCAATTCCTTCCTACCTCTTCTTCAACTTCATTTGGATTTACTTTGCTTCTGCCTAAATAAAAACCATCTACATTTTCTGGTAAATCACTTAAATCTAAATGTTCTAATGAATGTATTGGGTTAAAATCTTCTTCTAAAAACATGCAAAGTTCATGTCCTTCTTCATATGCTTGCTTCCACATAAGATAATGGCCTATTGCACAACCTATTTCTCCTTCTTTAATATCTCTATTCCACCAATTATTAGGGTGATCTTTTAATTTCCATGTTGAAAAAGGCTTCCACTTAATATCGGTGCTTGTTCCATTCACGCCTACTATAATTTCCCACTTAAACTTGTATTGAATATTAAGACTGTTTAATTTATTTTTAAGCTTTTCGTTTTTAGAGTTTAAATTTAAAACGAAAGCCTTATTTATTTTATTTACCTTGCTTTTTATTTTATCTGTATACATATCCTTTTTCTCCAACGTTTGCAAAAATACCCATTTCTTTAACTTCTACCACGTCTTTTTTAAGTTTATCATATAAAAAATGTTCAAGGTCTGCATATTTTCTATTATTAAAACTTTCTTTAATTTCTTTTTCTATTTCTATAAAGGCTTTTCTAGTTTTATTTAATAAATATTCATCAAAGCTCCAACAAAAGCATCTATATAGTCTATCTATTGAAAGTGTTATTTGATTACTTTCCACACTTTCTAAAAAAACATATTTATTTTTTTTATCATGCTGCTTTACACTAAAGTTAGGAGATAATACATATCTTCCAGATAGTTTAAAGATTCTATCATAACCTAATAGGCTATTTTTAGTAATAATATCTTTAAAAATATAACTTTCCGTTCTATTTTTTACATATATTAATTTTAAATCTTTTTTAAGATCTTTAGAAACACCTGCTTTTATCATATTTGCTGAATATATTACAGCTTCAACCATAAAATTTTTTATATTTTTATCATCTAAAAAAGTCTTCAGTATTACGTTTTCAGGTAATGATTTTAATAAATAGTCACTTATTTTTTTAAAGCTAGCGTCTATTAACCATATTTCAGCATTATTAAAATTTGCATTAATGCTATTTATAGTAGATATTGTTTCAGAAAATCTTGCAATTTCATTATTTCCCCATACAGTATGAATCGATGATGTAATTAAGAATAAAACCTTTGAATCCTTACTTAATTTTTTTTTAAATACTGCCATTTTAAGTTATATTGTAATTTTTTAGTTTGTTTTAAAATTTATAATTAAATAATTCTATTTCTTTTTTATATATTCTTGAAACAATATCAATAGATTCTTGATTTTTATAATATTCTTGATATGGAAGTCTATCCATTTTTTTATAATGTTGTAAATTTATAGAATTTTTCTTAATATTAAGTTTTTTTAAAATATTTAAAAGGTCTTCTTCTAAGTTTTCAAATCTAATATACTCAAATTCATATTTTTTATTAATTGACCAAATGTCTATGTTTGATTTTAATTTATTTTGCCATTTTATATTTAATAAAAATTCATTAAAAGATTCTTTAATATTATTTTGACTTTTTTTCCATTCATACATAGAAACTGCCAAATCATATGGATTTCTTACATTACATATTTTTAAGTAATTATTAAATAAATCTTCACCGATATCTTTCTTTAATTCAAACGATGGTTTATGGTTATACCATTTTTTAGAAACGATATGCATTTTATTACCTCTTGACCCTACTATTCCATATTTATTTTCAGATTCTTTTTCATCTAAGTTTAAAATATTTTTGTTAGATTTTACTAATCTAGTAAAATTATTAATTTTATTTGGATTTATACAATATTTTTGTAAAAATATTTCGACCGAAGTACTTGCTGTCTTTTTACTTTTTAAATAAATAAATTTATGTAGATGTGAAACTAACAACTTAAAACTTATAATTAAACCTTTTTATTTCTTCTGCATATATCCTTGAAACAATATCAATAGATTCTTGGTCTAAATAATAATCTCTATATGATTTATTTTCAGGTTTAGTTTTTAGTAAATGCGGTAATTTAGTATGTTCTATTTTTATTTTTTTACAAACATGTTTCCAATCTTCTTCTAAGTTTTCAAATTTACCTATAAAATCCATTTTATCCATATCGGCTATGACTGCCTGAGGAGCCCAATGTATATTATAGAATCTATTATCTTCTTTTTCTAAAATAATTAAAAACTCCTTTAAAGTTAAATTATTATTTTCAAAAAATAATCCTTTTTGTTTTAAAGAAGGAGATGGTCTATTTTTCCATCTTTTTTGTATTTTATTTCTATAACAACTGGCTATTCTATCCCATGGGTTTCTAACAAATGTGAATTTAAAATAACTATCGTTAACGTCTATTGACTCTAACCTTTGTCTAAGTTTTATGTCTTCGTTTATTGAAGATTTTAAATTTTCTTTAATGCTACTACTTGCAACCTTAGGCATTCTAAACCAAGCAAACTTTTTTGTCTTAGAAGTAGAAACTAATAGAGGTAAATTTTCGTTTTGTTGACTAAAAACCATGTATTATTTAATGAATTTATTATTATTTATCTGTTAAATAATTTATCTAATATTTTTAATTTAATCGTGTCAATTATTGTAAAGCTAACTGGATTCCATAATTCTCTATCATTTAGTCTATCATATACTCTATATAAAGGTCTATATAGATATAAAAAATCCCAATGATCTATTGCGAATCTTTTAACCGTTGTTTTATTTGGCAATCTAAAGAAAAAGGCCAATAAAGAATAATCATAATAATTTACACTAAAATTAAATAGTTTAAATCCCCAAGATTCTTGATTATTGTGTAAATCAATTTGTAGTAAGTCAAAACTAAGATTCCACTTATGGGTTTTCCAACTTATTTTTTCTAAAATACTATTTATTATACCCATCTATTACTTTTTTAATCTTTGCACATTTCTCATATTCTTCTTGTTCTTCAAAATGTTCTAATAATTCTTCTAAGTTTTCTTTTTGAATATCGGTTGGATCAAATGGATAAACTATAAAATCTTGATTTTCACTAGCGTAATTAACTTCAATGTTTGAAGTGTTGTTTGAAGTATAAATTGCAGTATGTTCTAACAAGTATTCTTCAAATGTTTTACCACTGGTAACTATATTGTACATAACATCCATAGATGCGCACCAGTCATAAATAAAATCTTCATCTTTAAAATCAGGATAATCATCAAATATGTCCATTATATAATTGAATTAACAAATTGTTCAACCGTCTCATTACTTGAATTAAAGTCTTCTAAAAGTTTTTTTAAACCTTTTCTAGAAAATGTTAATAAATAACCTCCATCGTCATCTAATTTATAAGGAGCTTTATATGCCGTATCCTTAGTTTGTCTTAATTCATTTAAGGTTCTTTTCTTTGGCTTTAATTCTATTTTATCTTGTTTCATATTAATTATATGAAAGTTTATTCCTTTGTTTCAATCTTTTCCCACTTTCCATCTGTACTAAGTCTAAAACTACCATAATGTTTTTGTTTCCATAAATCTGGTTCAATTAAACTTAGAAAATAAATATCGTCTCTCTCATATAGATGATATACTTCACCCATAATAGGTTCAAAGTTACATTCTGCATTATATACCAATGTAGTCCATTCATACTCATTCATTAAATTATCATACTCTGCCTTAATTTCGTCCATCTTTGATTTAAAGTATTTAGACGCCTTAATTGAATTTGAATTATCGTGAATTACTGGTTTAAATGCAGGTGCACTAAGCGAAGTTGGATATGCCTTTTTCTTGGCGTCATATTCACCTGTTTCTTCGTTATAGACTATGTGGTCAGGCTTCTTCTTCATATATTATAGCAACATCACATTCTTCTTTACCATATCTTGAAGGTACTTGACTGGCTCTAATTTTACCATCTTTGATATGATCATATACCCAATCTTCAAAACCTAATTCATTAAACCTAAGTTTAATGTCTTCATTATAAAATGATACAATTGAAGATACTCTTCTTTGAATATCGCCTCTAGAAATATCATGTGTATTTCTTTCTAACTCATTATTGTATATTATTTGAATATAACCTAATTTTGGAATTCTACAAAATTTAGTTTTTAAAAATGATCTAACTATTAATTCATAGTCATCTGCAACTGTTAAATTTCTATTATGCCCTCCAATTTCAAAATAGGTAGACCTTCTCCATGCTCTAATGTGATTAGCAACGCCCACAATGTGTCTTATTGTTTTAGGGTTGACGCCCGTTTGTTGAGCAACATTTAATGTAGTGTTATTCCATTTTTCTTGTTTATAATCACCATAGCCCATAGCCCAATCTCCGAATTTTTTACCATATTTTTGAGAATATCCATTTTCAGTCATCTCAGCCCAATCTGTATAAAAAAAACCACATTCAGGATGTTTTAGTGCAGCCTTATGTAAGTCCATTGCACAGTTTTCTGTTAATATATCATCATGGTCTAATTCTGCTAATAGATAGCCCTTTGCCATAGTACATGCTCTCCATTTAACTTCTCCAATACAGCCTCCACTTTTTTCGCGAAAATCATAAACCTTTACTCTTGGATCTAGTTTAGCAAGTTGTTCTGCTATTTTTAAAGTATGTCCTTCATCAGTTGAATCGTTTACTAAAACCCATTCCCAATTTTTGTATGTTTGATTTTTTAAAGTTTCATATGTTTTATAAAGTTTTTTACCAGTGTTATAAATTGGAGTAGTAAACGATATCGTTTTAGGATCTTCTAAATTATTTTTTGACATCATTCTATTCATAGCATTGTTGTATGCTATCCAGCCAATTGGCTGTTTTCCAAATTTAGGGTGTTTTTTATCTCTTATTGCAAGTTTTTTCTTAAATTCATAAGGAAGTTTAAGTAAATTATCATATTTAAATTTTTCTAAATTTTCTAATTCAGTTATAATAAGATCAGGTTTAAATTCTATAATTTCTTTATTAATATTGTCAGTGTCCTTTAGGTATTTTTTTTCTAACTTATTTCCTCCTCCTTTAGATTTCCAGTCCGAAGTCAATTCAGGAGTATCTTTTCCAACATATATTATTTTAGGAAGCTTAGCACTACTTGGTTTTTTTAAGAATTTTAAATTAGCAATGTTTTCGTTTATCCAATTTACGTTTGTTTGATTTTCTTTATAGTATTTTTCTATTAATATTCCACCTTGTGAATTATCTTTTCCAAATTTATAATTTTTAAAAACTTTGTTATGAAATAAAACTTGACTTAAATCTACTTTTCCAAATTTTGTATTTTCAGGTTTAGCAAATCTATATTCTTGTTTACTAAAATCCTTTTTATCTAAAAATTGATTAAATATAAGTAAATGAGTATTTGGGTTTTTTAATTGTCTTTTTTCTAAAACGTCATAAAAATTATCACCTATTATATTCTCATCTCTTAAAAAATATATCCAACCTTCTTCTATTTTATTTACTATTTTATTCCATTCAACCTGATCTATTGATTTCATAAAATAAAAAAAAGTATTTTTAGATTGTAACTTATTTAAAAGCTCAGCATCTATGTCTTTTAAATTAGACGTATTAAATAGAATATGCCAATCAACGTTTACTTCTTTTTTAAAAATATTTTCCTTAATTACTAATAAATTTTTAGTAATATTGCATGGGGTTATTATATTAAATTTCATTTTTAGATTCTATGTTTTCATTAAATAAACTTGACTTTGCAATTTCCTCAATCTCATCTAAGAATATCTTATCTGTCCACTCATGTCCACCTGCTAGTTTCGCAGTACATCTCCAACATGTCACTGATACAGTATCTTTACCTACATTGACTGGGGTGCTACAATATTTACAATTTATTTTTTTTGATGCATTGTTATTTGCCATTCTTTGTTCTTTTTGAATTAATAATTGATTTATAAACTACTATTGGAAATGCTATTGGAAACATTATAATTGCAATTAATATGCCTAATATTCCTATAAAAAAATTCTTAATCTTTTTCATTTCCTTTATGTTTGGTTTTTCTAGTATACTTTTTTTTATTTTTATAGACATTAGGCCTCATTGCATCATAAATTTCTTTTATAGTCACGCTGATATGTTGTAAGCCTTTTCTGTCTTTCATGTATATTATATGTAAAAAACTAAAAAAGTTTATAAACAATTCTATATCTACTGATATATATTATAACAAAAAAAATTAATAAAAGATGATGTATACAGGCGCTTATATTATAGAGGATTTTTATATTGATCCTGAGGGTATTAGAAAATTTGCACTAAATCAAGAATTTGGAGTAACTGGTAATTTTCCAGGCGGTAGAACTAAAAGTTTTGCACATTGGGATGGACCTAAAAATATAATTCAAAAATATATTGAACCATTTCATGGTAAAATATTAAAATGGAAAGAAAGAACGCCTTATAATGGTGCCTTCCAATATACTACTTCTAAAAATAGAAGCTGGATCCATTCAGATGGAAATACATCATGGGCAGCTGTTTGTTATTTAACGCCAGATGCACCTATTACTGCGGGTACTGGTTTATTTAGACATAAAGAAACTGGTCTAGAATGGTGGCCAAAAAAAGATAAAGAATTACAAAAAATAGTAAGTCGCGATTCTCAAGATATGACTAAATGGGAAATGACTACAATGATTGGAAATAAATTTAATAGACTTATTTTATATAGAGGAAATATGTTCCATAGTTCATTAGACTATTTTGGAAGTAATAAAGAGAATGGTAGATTATTTCAAACATTCTTTTTTAATTCAGAACGTTAATATGTTCTGTGGTAACCATGACCGGCTACCCTAAACGTTCTTCTCCATGTACTTTTATCACTATAACTTTTATGAGGTTGAGTGTATTTAAGCTTTTTAGCAATTCTATTGGCCTTTGGATTTTTCATATTAAGCTGCTTTACTCTTTTATATGGAGTGCAACTTAAAGTAAAAATAAATAGAAAAACAAATAGTCTCACTTTTTTAACTTAGGACTCCAATTCTTACGCAGTCTATGTAATTGTCTAAATGCAGCTTTTTCATAATCATACATTTCAGCCCATGTTTGCGGAAAGAATCTTAAATAAATTTGAGTAATAAAAACCAATACCCAACCTGATAGGAAAGGATAACCAAATTCTGGTTGATCAAATCCCAGTGCTAATAAAATTCCACTACAGCCAAAAAGCCCAAACATAAGATAGGCTAATAGGTGTTGATTAAATATTGAATTAGAACGATCATGTAAAACCGGTCTATATAAGTTAATAATAACTCTTCTAATTTTCATAGCCCATTTACTATAAGGCTTTAATAAAATTTCTTCTAATGATTTTTTCATTTTAATTATTTTTATTTTATATATTTAACAATTAAACGTTTTCTTAATATATTCCTCCTTTTGTTTTTGACTAAGTAATAAATTGTTCCAAATTATTGGAAGTTCTAATTGACTAGATCTATGTATATTTACATATTTTAACATATTTTTTTTCATAGTTTCAACATGTTCTTTAAAAGGATAATTTGATTGTATGTTATCGTCTAAGGTTGCTTCACTAATGTAAAAATCACTTGAAGGAGTTACAAAATATCTTATTTTTCTTTCTTGATGTAATTTAAGCAATTGAATGGAGTATAAATGATCTTCTCCGTTTGGTAAATCTTCATCCATTCTTTCCGTGGCGCTTAATTTACTTTGTAACATTATTCTATCAAAGTTACTAGGATGGCCATGATCTACCCAATGCCCTTTACCTGGTCCATGTTTTTTCCTTTCAAATAATGAAACTCCCCATACACATCCCCAATACTGATTTTGATCACCTACTGTAAAATGATGCCCTCCTCTTTTTGTTTTAGCTACTACATCAAGAGTAAACTGTCCTAGCACGTCTAAATTTGGATAATGTTCAATATGTTGAGCCATTGATTTTGTAAAAGTTGGATATAACCAATCATCTCCGTCTATTTGACAAAGAAAATCTGAATCGCTTTTTAAGAATAGATCTCTACATGAATTTTTACCTTTACCTGGTTTTCCATTACTTTCTGTTCTAATAATTTTAAAAGGAAAATTAGTATTTAAAACTTCTTCATAAAAACTATCATTTAGTGTATTTACAACAATAACTGGTTCTATTTCTACAAGCTTTGAAGGTTCTAATTCTAAAACTGATTTTATTAGTCTTCTTAACCTGTCAATCCTATGATTTGTAAGTAGGCATAATAATATCTTATGTTTATTTACACATTTCATTATATTCACTTTCCCAATTTTTTGTAATAAACTCATTAAAGCTAACTTTTATCTGATCGTTTAAAAATAAAAAACCAAAAAATCTAGAATTAATTAAATATTGAGGTGTTTTTCTTTTTCTTAAATTATCACTAAATATTGCATATTCATATCTATTACTATTATCATCATATGTTATATGCTTTAATAAATTATTATTTATAAAATATGTACAGTGTAACACGTCTACTTGAATAGCTCCTTTAATATCCTTTCTCCATATTTGAAAATACTCATCATTTTTTTTAAAATATCCTGATTCATTAACAACATTATGGTAGTTTGAATAAAAATCGTTTTTAGTAAGTTTTAACATTGGACCTACAACCCCTAAATTTTTAAAATTATAAAGATATTCAATAGCGTCATTAACTATAAAATTATCACAATCTGCTATAAAATAATGTGCGTTTTTTTCAATTGCAAAATTAATAGATTCTTGTCTTATTTTAGATAAAATTTTAAATCTTTCTGCATTCCATTGATGTTCATTAAATTGTTTTAATTTTTCAGAAATAGATTCTGAGTTATAATAAACTGATGCATATTTTTGACTATGTTTTTTAATAAAGTTTTCTAATATTTCTTGAGTATTATCTTTATTATCATTTGTTTTAATATAAAGATGTATTCTTTTTTTATCAAGTGTTTGATTTAATATACATTTTAAATAAAAATCTAGACAATATCCTTTATCTTTAGCTAGAATTGCGACTACTATGTTTTCCATTTTTATATTATAATTTTGCGGTCTAGACGAGATTCGAATTCGCGACCCTCTGCGTGACAGGCAGATATTCTAACCAACTGAACTACCAGACCGTTTGAGCGAAAGAAGAGATTCGAACTCTCGACCCTCTGCTTGGTAAACAGATGCTCTACCAACTGAGCTACTTTCGCTTATAAAAAAGTTACCAGACAGGGATTCGAACCCCGACTGACTGGACCAAAACCAGCCGTACTACCATTATACTATCTGGTAATAACTTTCTAACTTATATATCTCTTACAAAAAGAACTTTGTACTCCGTAGGAGAATCGAACTCCTATTTTATGGATGAAAACCATATGTCCTAACCGTTAGACGAACGGAGCAAATTTATTGATTATTATATAACTCTAATAATTATTGTTTATTTTCTTTTAAATATCTTTTTGTATATTTTTTAGCTAATTCTACTGCTTCTAATTCTTTAGGATTTGCTGACTTAAAATACTTATATCTTTTAATACTATCTATAATTTCTTCAGTGTCTTGTAAAAAATGAATCCATTCGTGAATAGTTGTATCAATAATATCTTCTACCTTTTCATGGATTAACGGATAGACTATAATTTCATTATCGGTATAATCATATTCTCCATAACATCTCTTTTGTCTTTTCCAATCTATCCAGACCTTTGGTAATTTTTCATTAGACGATAAATTATTCATGCACCAATTGGCGACATCAAAAACTAAACTCTCAATGTCTTTTCTTCTTTTCCACCTTAATGAAGTATTTTTATGCCACTCTTTCTGCATCTAACTTAAATTTAGGATGGTACCATATCATCCTACTATTTTTGTCTTTTTCTCTAGCCATTTCAGGATTGCCATAACATTTCATAAAAGGACCAATATCTACCTTTGCACCAAATGGATTTTCCCAATCTTTAATTGCTCCACCTCCTCTTTGATATGCCTCTAATGGTATTTTATTACAAAGTTCTGTTATTTCATTAAAATATAGTGATAACGCCTGCCTTGCTATTAAGAATGGATTTAAGTTTGGAATTCTATAAATAATTTCAGCTCTTAAATAATTACCAATACCATTAAAATATTTTTGATTCATTAAAACTTCACAAATTGGCTTATTAAAAGCAGGCCTTCCTAAATTATCTCTGAGATTATCACAAAATTGACTAAACTCAGTAGTTGGATCTGGCCCTCTATCTTCTGACCAATAACTATTTGGCCACCATTTACCAAATCTCCTTACATCTACGAATGACAGAGACGTGCCATCATGGGCCTCAAATATTAAATGACTGTGTTTATGTTCTTTTCCTGTTTCAGTTAATCTAAAGTGACCAGACATGCCCATAGACATTCTGATAGGGTACTGATTCATATACAAAATTAGTTCTTTACCTCGACTCTGTGCAGTTATACCATAATCTTCTCTTGGTATTATAAATTTATCCCATTTATGAACTGGATTCTTTTTAGGATTTTTAAATGATTTTCCTTTTGCTACTTCGTTAATATAATCTGCTGTAAGTCTAAGTTCGGCTAATTCTGGCATCTGTTTGTTTTAAACTTATATCACCAAGTAAAGAAATGTTTCAACCATGCGAAGAGTCCATTAAGTTGTAAAACTGCAAGATTCCATTGCTTCTTTTGTGCAGTTTGAACTAATACACATGCAAATCCTAAGATGTATAATGTAGGCTCAACAGTCCATTGTGCTGCAATTAAAAAGCCAGCACCCATATAACCTATTCGAGTTGCAAGCCTTTCTGCGGGTGAAAGGTGTCTATTTGCAACCATTATTTTTAATAGTCTTCTTTTCATTCTTTTCAGATTTAAACGCGTATTTATATAGATGCTCTTCTTCTATTGAAATATCTCTAATAAACTTTATCCCTTTTATTTTTCTTTTCTTCATAAGCTGGGAACCTGCCCCAATTACCATGGCCATCATAATCAATGTTGTCATTAATTTCATTAGCGCCATTTTCTCTTTCTTGTATCTTGTGTTGAGTGTTTATCATCCTTACTAGGAAAAACATATATGTTCCAAAAATAATAAACCCTACTGTAAATATTACTATCTCCATAATTTATTTCTTAGTGTTAAAAAAATTAGCTAATCCTAATATTGAAGGTACCCAAATACCAACAAACATACCTTCATCTTTTAAGCCACTAAACCATAATGATACTGAAAATAAAAAGCTTAAAAAAGCTAAGATGATTGGGTAATAATTTTCTAAAAATTTCATAATTTTAAATTTAGTTGTTTAATATTTATACTCGATAATATTGGAATGTTTAAACTTTAGAGACTTTGTTTAAACATTTTTAACTTGTGATACCTTTGCCTAAAACAAGAGGAGCATCTTCTCTATTAATATTAATCTTAAAGTGACTATCGAATTCTCTAATAATTAATTTTTTATTTGTGTAGTTTGTGTAGTTTTTCCAAACATAGGCTTGCACCTTGTCATAAAGTTCTGGGTTTTCTTTTTGTACGTCCATTTTTAAGAGATATTTTTATTATAATATATCTTTTAAACTCTTAAGAATTATCCTTTATTTATTACCCTTCTTATATTGTACAATAAGATCAAGCGCTGTGCTTTCAAATTGGGTTAATAATAGCTCTGTATTTGCAATTACACAATGTCCGCCAATGCCATCTGTAGGTGGATATAAATTTGGTCTTACAACTCCTGGCATATCTAATTCAATATATCCAGAATTGTAAGTTTCTGTCCATTTATTAATCACGTCAAAATCAATATTGTGCTTATCACACATTTTCTTCATTTCTCCGTGCCATGCAATACATAAGCCGTAATATGTAGTACTTGTTAATTTAGCTAATTCTGTGGCATCTGAGTTTTCTACCTCAATCCATTTTATACCTAATTGACTATAATGTTCTTTTGCTATTTCTAAATCTTTTAAGTTGTTATAGCCGATAAATTTATAGAATGTTTCTATACCTTGTTTTAGATTTGGATGAATACCTCTTACTGGTGAATGGACACATGGTCCATTTAATTCTTTAGTAGTTCCAACAGGAACAGTAGAATGTATTATTGTAATTTCAGGTTGATATTCGTTAATGTACGTATTTGTAATTTCTACAAATTTTACTGAATAGGGTAAGCATATATTTAAGATTCTAACCTTTGATTTTATAGTGTCTAGTTTTAAATCTTTAATCATAGGTTCTATGTTTTTGGCTTGATATACTCTAGCTAATGATGAACCTATTTCACCATTTCCAATTATTGCAACGTCCTGCATAATATTATAATTATTTTTAATATATTATATATTTCTTAATCTTAAGAATTATCCTTTATTTTTAAAAATAAAATTGTTAATATTCTTTTCATAGATAAATTTTACTATTTCTCCAATGACGAAAAGAATTTTCTATCTCTTCATCAACTTTTGCTTCTATATTATTTATCACTTTTTCTTGTTTAGGCCTTAGCGCATCCATGACCCTCTTAAGTTTTTGATATTGTAGGCTTGAAATTTCAAAATCTTTCTTTGCTTTTTCAAGAGTCGAATTAACTCGATCCCAATCTTCTAACTCTACCCACAACATGCATTTTTCACCAACCTTATTAAAATTAGCTTCACTACCTATCTGGGTTAATGAACATCCCTTGTCTATTTTTGTCTTGTATTTTGGCTGTGAGCCACTTCTCATACCTCGTAAGGTACCGAAACCTACACGTTGTGATAGTTTATTAATCTTAGCTGCATCCTCTTGAGGCATGATTTGGATAGTGTTGCCTGTTTTGTGATAGACAATATCAACACAACCATAACGTTCTACATCTGAACAATCAACACAAACTTTATAGCCAAGATCTACTCTGCCTTGTGGTATTTCTTTTTTACAACTCTTACAGTTCATATTAAAATTTAATTACAATACCTAAAGTAAAAGCACTTAATCCAACTACTTGTAAAAGTTGATTAGGGCCAATTCCAATTCCAGGACCTTCAAATTTATGATAACTATTCATTTCTCTCTGATGTAAAATAAGACCAGTTGTAAACATCCCTAAACCCATACATGTTAAAGCGACTTTATTCTTTGACGCTTCAGTTCCTTTAGCAAATGTAGGCATTGATAATAAAACTGCAATTGCTATTATAATTATTTTTTTCATATTTTAAGCTTTAATTTATAGTACTAATATAAACAAAAAAAGCGACCCGTGAAAATCCAGGACCGCTTTTTTCAAAAGTTATTAACAATTTTATTTTTTTTCTAATACTTCGTCGTTGCTTTTATTTATTCTATGAGCATTTTTATGTTCACTCCATAAATACCCACACAACGT